GAAGCAGCAGATCGCGGACCTCAAACTCGACAAGGGTTTCATGGACAAGTACCTCGCTGGCGACAAGGATGCCGTGAACAAGCTCCAACGACTCATGGAGGCCGCGCATGCAGGCGGATGATGTTCGGCTTGATCTGGTGAAGGCGATGATCCCTGTGGCCAGCCGCCACGGGCTCACCAGCGATGAAATTGTCGGGACTTGCGCACGACTGGAAAAATATGTGCTAGGATTGCCAGCAGTTGAGGACCCACCGGCCCCGACCACTCGGAAAACGCTGACCAGGCCCGTAAAGGACAACCCGGTTCCAGATTTTCTGAGCAAATGACCCCACTCAAGTGGATAAGTCGAAACAGAGCTTCGGTGATTTTGTTTCCACTTACCACCTGAAAGGGTCATATCATGAGTTTCCAAGTCACGACCGCGTTCGTGCAGCAATACAGCACCAACGTGCAACTGCTGCTCCAGCAGCGCGGATCTCGGTTGCGCGATTGCGTGACCGTCGGTTCCTACACCGGCAAAGCCGCCAAGGCAGTCGAGCAGATCGGCGAGGTCACGGCGCAAGCCCGAACCAGTCGCCACGCTGACACGCCTCTGATCAGCACCCCGCACGATGCCCGTTGGGTTCACCCCACGGACTACGAGTGGGCTGACATGATCGACGATCAGGACAAACTGCGCATGCTGATCGACCCCACGAGCCCCTACGCCATGAACGGCGCATACGCTCTGGGTCGGGCCATGGACAGCCTGATCATCACCGCTGCCCTGGGCACCGCGTTGACCGGCGAGAACGGCTCGACCAGCACCGCGTTCGACACTGCCAACCAGCAGATCGCCGTGGGTGCCACGGGCCTGACCATCGCCAAGCTGCGCGCCGCCAAGAAGATCCTGATGACCAACGAGGTCGACGTCGAGAACGATCCGCTGTACATCGCCGTCACGGCGACCCAGTTGGACGAGTTGCTCGGTACGACCGAAGTGACCAGCGCCGACTTCAACACGGTCAAGGCACTGGTACAGGGCACCGTGGACTCGTTCATGGGCTTCAAGTTCATTCACACTGAACTGTTGGGCGTGGACGGGTCGGGCGACCGGCGCTGCATTGCCTGGGCCAAGAGCGGTCTGCACCTGGGCATGTGGAACGACATCAACACCAAGATCAGCGAACGGGCCGACAAGTCCTACGCCACTCAGGTGTATGTCAAGGGCACCTTCGGCGCCACCCGCGTCGAAGAAGGCAAGGTTGTCGAAATCATCTGCAACCTGTAAGGAGCACACGACATGGCAACGACCTATTCCACCGACGCCGCTGGCCTCGGAACCACACCCACCACGAAGATGAAAGGTGCTGTCGTCGGGGGCCGGATGCGCCGGTTCCGTGCGGTGATCCCGTTCGCGGCGCAAGCCTCGGGCGACGACATCGTGCTGACCAAGGTGCCCGCTGGCCACACGTTCGCATTCGGCATGATCAGTGCCACCGCGACGTTCGGAGCCAGTGCAACCATCGCCATCGGCATCGCTGGTGCCACCGGCAAGTATCGGGCTGCGGCGACTCACACCGCCACGGTCCCGACGCTGTTCGGTGTACCCGCCGCCACGGACGATGACCCGCTGACCGCGGAAGAAACGATCCTGTTGACCATTGCTGTCGCAGCCCTCCCTGGCTCCGGTAGCGCGGTGGTGGACCTGTACTTCTCGGCACCGTAAGGGGGCGGCACCGTGCCGAGTGTTGTCGATCTGTGCAATAGCGCCCTCGACAAGGCGGGGCACGGTGCCATCACGTCCCTTGAGGACAACACCAAGGCGGCTCGGTTGTGCTTGCGCAACTGGCCCCTGGTGCGCGACCGCGTGTTGCGCATGCACCCTTGGAACTTCGCCGTCAGGCGCACCAACCTGGCCGCGCATGAGACTGCCCCCAACTGGGGGTTCACGGCGAAGTTTCCACTCCCTTCTGACTTCCTGCGCCTGCTCGAAGTCCGTGACCTATCCACAGGTGAATTCCAACTCGAAAACGGGTTCATCCACGCCAACGCGACGGTCCTGTATATCCGCTACATCGCCAGCATCACGGACCCCAATGTCTATGATGCGCTGTTCATTGACACCGTGGCCACTCGCCTGGCTGCAGAACTCGCTGAACCACTGACCCAGAGCACCACGAAAAAGAAGGCGCTCCTGGAGGAATACGACGTGTTCATTGATGACGCGAAGCGGGCCGACGCGCAGGAGAACCCACCTGTTGTGTATGAGGAGGACGAGTGGATTAAAGTGAGGTACTGATGAAAGCCTCACCTGCTCAAACGTCCTTCAATGCCGGTGAACTGTCTCCGTTGCTCAAGGGGCGTCCGTCCCTTGACAAGTTCAAGAATGGGTGCGAGACCCTTGAGAACTTTATTCCTCAGATCCAAGGCCCAGCGCGCAAGCGTCCAGGCACCCGGTTTGTAGCCGAGGTCAAGGACTCCGCGGACGCCACGCGCCTGCTACCATTCGAGTACAGCATCAGTCAATCCTACGTCTTGGAGTTCGGGGACCTGTATGTCCGGTTCTACCTTGACGGGGGTGTGGTGGAGTCAAGCCCCGGTGTCCCGCTGGAGGTGGTTAGCCCTTACACGTCAGCACAGGTGGGCTCCCTCGAATACGCACAGTCAGCCGATGTGGTCTACATCACGCACCCTGAGCACCCACCGTACAAGCTCGCCCGTACCAGCGCGCTCGTGTGGACCCTGACCGCCGTTACGTTCGCATGGCCCCCGTTCAACGACGAGAACACGGGGACCACAACGATCACTGCCTCGGCTCTGACCGGAAGCATCACGCTCACTGCATCGGCGTCCCTGTTCGTCTCGGGTGACGTGGGCTCATACTTCAAGATCAGCGAGATCAGCGCCTCAAAATACAACCAATGGACCACCGGGGTCGTCCATACCGCGGGCAACATCGTCTACTACCTTGGCAATATCTACGAGTCCGCGAGCAATGCCACCGCTGGCTCACGACCACCTATTCACACCAGCGGCACCGAGAGTGACGGGGCAGTCGATTGGGTATTCCTGCATGACGGTGCCGGGTACGCTCGGGTTACTGCTTATACCAGCGCCACCGTGGTCACGGCCACCGTGGTCAAGCGTCTGCCCACCACCAGCGCCACGACCCGCTGGTCCGAGGGCGCATGGTCCAATCGGCGCGGGCACCCGCATGCCGTCACGTTCTATGAGGATCGTCTGTGGTTCGCCGGCTCGACCAGCAGGCCGCAGACCCTGTGGGCCAGCGTGTCGGGGGACTACGAGAACCACAAGTACGGCACCAACGACGACGATGCGTTGAACTACACGATCAACACGCAGGACATGAATACGATCGAGTGGTTGGCGCCCACCAAAGTGCTGGCCATCGGAACGGCCAACGGCGAGTTCACCCTGAGCGCCACCCAGATCAGTGACCCGGTGACGCCCACCAACGTGAAGATCACGCCGCAGACCACGTTCGGTAGCGCCACGGATGTCAAGCCATTGCGCGTGGGTTCGGTGATCCTGTTCCTGCAGCGTGCCGGCCGCAAGCTGCGCGAGTACGCCTACCAGTTCGACACCGACTCGTTCGTCGCGCCCAACATGAACGTGCTGGCCGATCACGTTACCGAGTCCGGTGTCGTGGACCTGGCGTACCAGCAGGAGCCCAATCAAATCGTCTGGGCACCGCGAACCGATGGCGTGCTGGCAGGCATGACCTACGAACGTACCGAGGATGTAGTGGGCTGGCACCGACACCCCATCGGCATCGTGGAGTCCGTGGTCGTGGTCCCGCATTGGGACGGGGACCAGGACTCGACGTGGATGATTGTGCGACGCGCGGTGGACGGCGCCACGGTGCGGTATGTCGAATACCTCGAGAAGTATCGCACCGATGAGTATGCGTTCTTTGTGGACAGTGGCCTGACCTACGACGGTGCGGCCACCACCTCGATCACCGGACTTGACCACCTCGAAGGTGAGGATGTGGCAGTGCTGGCCGATGGAGCCGTGCATCCGAACCGCACCGTGACCTCGGGCGCCATCACCCTGCAACTGGCCGCGTCCGTGGTCAATGTGGGCTTGCCCTACACCGCCACCATCAAGACCATGCCAATTGAGGCCGGGGCCCAGGACGGTACGGCTCAGGGCAAGGAGCAGCGGATCAACGGGATCGTGCTCGACTTGTTTGAGACTGGTGCTGGTTTATGGTACGGGCCGAACACGATCGACATGGACGAGTATGCGATGCGCAGTTCGGGTGACGACATGGACGCACCTATACCTCTGTTCACCGGGCAGACCGATCGGCTGGCCTGGCCTGGTGAGTATGAAAAGGGCACGCAGATGGTCGTGCAGCACCGACTCCCGCTCCCCTGCACCGTGAGGGCACTGCTGCCGCAGATGCACACCTATGATCGTTAGACCGTGGGTTACGGGTGATACTGAGCGGATCGCCATGCAGCCGGCGCAGGAGTACCTGACACGTATCGTGGATGTGCGCGGCGACTTCACTGAGTTGTCAGACAAAGGACTCGCATGGACCGCAGAGCACGATGGTGTAGTGCTTGCGGTTGCAGGAGTCGAGCCGCAATGGGAGAATCGGGCGATCGCGTTCGCTCTGATCGCAGAGTCAGCGGGTCAGTTTTTCCCAGCTATCCACAAAGCGGTGCGCGACTTCTTGATCCGCACCCCGTTTCGCAGGATCGAGGCGGCTGTGGATGTCGGGTTCAAAGAGGGACACAGGTGGATCAAGATGCTCGGGTTTGAACTCGAAGGTTACATGAAGGCGTACCGACCCGATGGGGCCGACATGCTGCTCTACGCGAGGGTTAGATAATGGCGTTCCTACCTGCACTCGCACTCGGAACCGCTGCCACAGCGGCCACGGCAACCACTGCAGCCGCAGCAGCCACGACCGGACTGTTCGGCGCTGGTGGCGCGTTCGCACTCGGGACGACCCTGAGCACCGTTGGCACCGCTGTCGGGGCGCTGGGCGCACTTGGCGCGGGCAAGGCCGAGTCCCAAGCCGCACAGTTCAACGCTGACTCGGCACGCGCCGAAGCACAGGCCCGTGAGACCGCGCAGCGAACGGCCGCGCAGCGCCAACTCGGGAGCATCCGAGCCGGGGTCAGCAAGTCGGGCGCCACGATGGAGGGCACCCCACTCGCCGTGCTCTCGGAGTCTGCGGCCAACGCCGAGATCGACGCACTCAACACCCGGTACTCGGGGCAGCGTGAGGCTGCGCTCTACGAGGCCCGGGGACGCAACGCCAAGACGGCCGGGTACGTGCGGGCCGGCACTTCACTGCTCACTGGCGCGGGCCGATACTTCTAAGGGGGCGCGATGCCACGACTCAATCTCTACGAACAACAGACCACGGCGCAAGGCCCCCGAGCCTCGGGCGCCGAGTTCGGCGCTGCCCCGGCGCAGGCGCTGGAGGGCATGGGTGCTGAAATGTTCAAAATCGGTGAACGGATTCAGGAGCGAGAGAACCTGAGTGATCGACAGCGCCTGCGGGAGTCGTTTGAGGAAGCGGCTGTCCCGATGCTGGACGACTTCGATAAGCGTCGGGACATCAACAGTAAGGAGTCCATTCCACAGTTCCGTCAGGCGCTGATGCAGAAGCGTCAGGAACTGGTGGGTAAGCACGCAGGCAGCCCAGAGAGTCGAGCGAAGCTGGAAAACCAACTCGACAACCTGGTGTCGCAGTACACCAAGAGCGCCATCGGGGCCAAGGTCAAGGCGGATCAGGAATTGATGATCCGCACGATGAACCAGCAGTTTGAGAAGTCTGCACTCGATACGGATGCGGCTCCTGACATCTGGAGCTTCGCCAAGGATGAAAACCTCATGCTTGTCGAGGATATGCGCCGTGGTATGTCGCAGGACCAGTACGTCGCTGCAAAGCGATTAGCCTATGCGAAACCACTGCAAGCCGCAGTCCGGTCGCACATCGCACAAGGTAACTACGAAGCTGCTGAAGCCATCATGAAGGATGAGAACTTCTCCAAGTTCTTGACGACTCAGGAGGCGATTCCGCTGCGCATCGACGTGGCTGTGGGGCGCGGGAAGGTACAGAAGGAGCAGCGCGAACTGGAGACCAATGCCCGGCAGTGGGAGTTCGCAACCGGCAACAAGATCGACCCGGCAAAGTATGCCGAACTGCCCGACTTCAAGAGCGCCACAGCGGCTCAGAAGATCGCCTCACATCGACTCGTGTTCGGGACCGATCCGACCGACAAGCAGAAGGAAAAGTACGCTGGTATCGACCGTCAGAACTCGGAGTCGAAGGTCCAGCAGATCACCGATCTGGCGATGGGCTACGACACACTCGACGCCAACGGCCGGATGAAACTCGGCCTGTTGATCAAGAGCGAGTTCCGCGACATCAATGGTGTCGATCAGTACGGTAACCCGACACGATACTCCACTGTGCCTGCAGAACTCCAGCGATTCGTGGACCCGACTGGTGGGCGCCCGGGTGCTGGCGGCGGGATCACTGGCAGCGTGGCTACGGGCGCCGGGAACGACACCGGCCCGTTCCTCGACCCCAAGGGTCAGATGTACCCAGCGGGAACGAAACTGATCATGCCTGACGGTGTTCCAGTGACCATCGATTCTCGGGGTCACGCCATCGCTGATGATGGCAGCGCGGGGCCTGCGCAACCTGCGGACGATGAGGATTTGGTGAACCTGTACGACAACGCCGACAAGATCGTGGGTCTGGAGTCGTGGATCAAGCGCAATTGGGCGACTTTACCGCTTGGAATCGGGGACGCGACAAAGGTGAATCCTTTGTACGGTACAGCGGCGAGGGCGGCTTACGTCCTCCA